ACGTGGTGTCGGCTCAGATTCATCATCGCCGCAACCTGTTCGATCGTTCGGATTGGCGCAACCTTGAACGCGGTAGTGCGCGGCTCAGGTTCCGCAATCGCGTTCACGATTCGCATGTTCGCAGTTCCCTTGAATCGGCAACGCACTCGGCGCAGAGCGCCACCCCGTATCGCAGTATCTCGACGCCGTCTCCGGTGGTCTGCGTGTACGGCTCGCACCTCATCCAGTGCTCATACTGGCGCTGCCTGCAACACTCGCACAGTAGATCCTTCATTCGTGATCCTCCAGCCACAGCCTCGCAGACGAGCACCACGTCACGATGGCGTCCAGCACGTCGGCAGGAACCGGCGTGAAACTCTCGTCGCGCACGCGCATCTGGACCACGCGGCCATGGCAATCGCAGTCGCCGGTGCGGAACTCGATCACTGGCGTGTCATCATCGCTGCGGCACATCGCGAAGTCGCCAAGGTCGGTCACCTCCACCACCGGGTCCGATCCAACCTCCAGTTCGGCCACCAGCAGCGCGTTGCGCGACGCCAGTTTCTCGTTCTCGCTCTCCAGTCGCATGCATTCCGTTCGGAAGTGCTCGCACCTCTCGTCGAGGTGCGCGAGCCTGCCGCGCGTCTCGTAGATCTCGTTCCTCGCACGGTCCAGCGCAACACTCAGCGCCAGCAGCCGCGCGTACACCTCATCGTTCTTGTCTTTGGCCATTGGTGATCCCCATGTTTCTCTTTGCGACGCGGCGCAGGTAGATGAACAGATTCTGCACGGCGGTAGATGGATTGAACCCACTCTGAACAACGTAGCCGTCCCCAACACGAATCCTCGCGGACCAGCGTACTCGTCTCGCCTTCGTCTCGCCAGACGCCACCACCTCGACACCCGCAGGCTCCAGAAACTTCTGCATGGACGCCTCGTGCACGCGCGCGTTGGTCTGGTTCAGGTTGTTGTGCTGGGCGATCGCCTTGCGCGCCTGCGTCAGTCCGTTTGAAATGTCCACGTTGTCCATCAGGTCGGACAATGTCAGTTCCTTCAGGTTGTTCAACGCTAGCCGTGCCATCGGTGTTCTCCATGTGTCTGAACGGTTCCCTTGTCGAATGACGCCGGATCCAGTAAATCGACCGGCAAGGGATAGTGCTTCAGCAATCGGTGTGCCTCCGCGCGGACCTCCTTCGGCACGCGAGCGAATCCCCCAGCGTTTGGGCGGACCAGTAGTCGGATCAGGAATCGCCTAGCGTCGATCGTCGCGCGCGTCCGTTCGTCTGGCATCGTCATGGCGTTGTCTCCGGCCAGCAGTCCCAGCCGCGCTGGCGCGCGAACTCCCGCTGGTCCTCGGCGGTGTCTGCCTCTAGAGCGCACACCTCCCGCCTCGCCTCGTCGCGCTCACGCTGCATCAAGTCTCGATCTTCGCGCAGGCAACCATTGATGTCGGCTGCTTCGTCTCCGATCAGTCTTATCCCACCCCTGAGAAACGAGATCTGCTCGCGAGCCTCGTTCAGTTCGCGGAGTGTTTGCGCATGCTCGATATGCAGCGCGTCGTACTTGGTCAGCAGCCGCATGAACGCATCGCTTAGTTCGCCGTAGGTCATCGCGCTCCTTTCAGGCGCTTGGCGCCCAGACTGGTCAGTGTGAACTCGACTGCGTGAACAGCCCAGCAGTTCGTCAGGCGCGCAACGTATCGCTTGCCAGACTTGCGACCGGCCTCGGGAACGGATCGGCATTCCTTCCACTCCCCGAACGTCACGCGCCACTCCTTCCAGACGGCACCGGATCGGACTGTGCGCTTGAGGCTGGATCGGACCATGGGCTTGGTGATCATGTCGCCATCGTCGTGCCACCACTCGCGCGTGACCGTGATCCAACCGGCGTCGGCCAGCAGGGTCACGGTGTCGGAATCCCACTCCGTTAGGTCGTCGAATAGGTCCATCGTCTCCTACTTTCTGCCGGTGTGACCGGCTACAGGTTAGTGCATCCTGCACGATGCAGGCCAGCCAGCCGTCCGGAGACGGCTGGCGTGGCTTACCCCGTGGGTGGTTCAGGCGACCAGCGCAGCCGCCGCCTCGTATGCGGCCTTGTTCAGATCGCCAGCAGTGCCGAACAGCACGCTGTCGATCCGGCGCGTGGCGTCCTGCTTCTCGTTGCGCACCGTGCGCTCATGGTTTGCGTACTGGGTCACGGCGTTGAGCGCCGCCCAGACCGTTCCGGACGTGCTCACGCCGGTCTGGCGCTTGTCGTCGCGGAAGTTCGCCAGCCACTGGGACACCTCGCCCTGATACTTCTGAGCGCGACGGCTCTTTGGGTTCTTGATGTCCTCGTCGGTGAGGCGACCGTTCGCACGCTGCCAGACGCTGGTGAAGAACGCCTGAATCTGCTCCTCGGTGATGCCCTGCTCGGCCATGCGGATGGCGTTGGCGCCATACGCCTTGATCGAGGCGGTGGGACCGGCCAGCCACTCGCGCACCTTCGCGAGGCGCTGCTCGGCGCTCGCGGTGTGCTTGATCTTGATGCAGTCGCCGTTCAGTTCGCGCATGGCGATCGCGTGCGTGTTCGCGCACACGACGCGGGTCGCGATCGACCCGATGGTGAGGCTCATGCTCAGGTCGTGGGCGCCACCGATGAACAGGTATGGCTTCACCTTGTCGTCGGCGGCGGCGTAGATCGTGCCCATGTCCACGAGGAACCACACCTTGCGGCCACCCCTGATGGATCCGGCGGTCTCCACTGCGCGATCGCTGAAGTTGCTGATCTCATAGGCAAGATCCGCGATCTCCGCATTCTGGATCGGCGTGTAGCCGTCCTTGCACGCAGCGAACGCCTCGCCGGTGTCGCTGCGGACCACGAGCCGGTTGTCGCCGCCGTCCACGGTGCTGCCATCGTTCAGGGTCGCGATGACCGGCGCCACCTCCACCTTCCACTCCAGCCGCGCCGTCTTGAGCGCCGTGATGGCGTCGGTTCGGGTGGGGAGCACGGTGCCGAGCCCGTGCCAAGCGGGCGTGCCAGCCAGCATGATGTGATCCGTTGCCTCGATGTGATGTGCCATTGCAGTGTTTCCAATCTGCCCCTGCGGGGCTGGGTTGAGTGATGTCAAGACTCGACGGTGAGCCTCGATGCTGTACCATACACCGTGTATCGTACAGTTCAAGATCTAACTGGACAATTTCCAGCAGATTCTTGGGAGGCCACCCCCGGAGGGGTGGCGACCCAAGCGCCCGCCGGTCATGAGGGCTCCGGCTGCACGCCGAACCGGTGGTAGCAGAGGCGCTTCAGAACTTCGCGCAGGGTGCGCGTTTCCTCGTCGATCGTCTGCCTCAGGTACTTGACCTGATCATGCAGCCACAGGTCCGTTTCGCGCTCGGTTGCCTGCACGAACGCCAGTGCCGCCTTGGCGTGCGTCAGGTTCACGGCGGCGTTGCGGAACTTCGGGTACAGGTCGGGGTCAACCTCCGAACGGTCATCGGCAACGTATGCGTCGAAGGTGCTGCCCACGAACATGAGCACGGTGGACTGGCGATCGGTCCTGCTGGGGATGAACGCCAGATTCTCAATGATGCAGATGATCTGCTCGGTGCGGGCGGTGTTGTAATTCCGAGGAAGCGACATGGGTGTTTCCAATCTGGGCCTGTGGCCCGGGGGTTTAGTGATCCTGCGACGGTGCAGGGGATCGGGGCGCGACTGCCGTGCGCCCGTCACCCTTGGATCGTCAGATCGCGACGCTGAAGAAATCAGCCAGCGCGGTGTAGTCCTTCCAAGTTCCAAGCACATCGCCGCTCTTCTCCATCTGCGCCCACATCCGCGCATCCACACAGAACCAGCCCTTGTTAAATCCCTCAAGCGTTGCAGAGATGATCGGCGCGCCCTTGCGGGTCTTCCACCATCGCGCCCTTAGTCCCGCGTTGCGAAACGTTGCAACCTTGTAGTCGTCGCGCGTCAGTTTCATCGGTCAGTCCCTTCGGGTAAGTGTGTAGTGAATCCTGCGACGGTGCAGGCCGTCCCGCCCCCGGAGGGGCGGTGGGGCGTGAACCGTCAGTCGGTGCAGAGGATGGCGTAGACGCCGATTGCGAGAGAGATCAAGACGAACACGAGGGCGAGGGTGGTCATGGGTTGGTTCCTTTCTGGGTCAGGCGGCGGCGGTGTCGTGGCCGTATCGCGTGATCAGGTGTGCGCAGTATCGATCCAGCGCGACAACGGCGCGGGTGACGTTTGCATTGGCATTGGCAATGGCCGCAGCGTGGCCGCTGATGTAATTCTTGGCGCTGTAGACCTTGCGAAGGGCGATGACGCTGTCCCTGACTTCCTCAGCCAATTCACTCAGAACGCAGTATTCTGCGGCGTCGATCGCCCCGATCTGGGAGGCGAAGTTGGCCTGCGAGATGACCTTGGTCGCCCTGCGCCTCGCAGATTCCACGCGAATCTCATTCGGGCGCTCGTTCGAGCAAAGCGCATAGGAAGTGAACAGGTTGAAGTTGTCTGCGAGGATCTTGTGGATGTTGCGCTCGATGACTGGAATGATCTGAAGCATTGCGTGTCTCCTACTTTCTGCTGGCCTTGCCAGCCCTTGTTGCTGTGCCAGCCACGCGGCTGACCTGAGTACCATACACCATGTATCGTACAAGGCAAGTAGTTAACTTCAACAAACCATCCAGATTGTTGGCAATAAAGCCGTAAGTGGTTCGTTTCCCTTGTCTTATGTCATCCAAGAAATCTGTGCCGACCCGCATTCGGCGGGCAACAAAGGGGTGCTATGATGGCTGAAATGAGCGCCGATAACAACGTGCCAGCGCGACGCAAGGCAGGCAGGCCACGAAAGGCCGATGCTGCGACTATCGAAGCATGTAAAGAGCGGTGGCTACAAGAGTTCCGCACTCTGGGCTGGGCTGGCGCGTGCGAGGCTGCTGGCGTCGCGATCAGCACGCCGAGCAACTGGCGGGCGATCGATCCGGCCTTCAAGGCGAAGCACGACGCGCTCAATCCCACGATCGCGGACGGGCTGGAGCGCATGATCGAAGAGGTGCTGTCCGGCAAGCGCCAAATGGACAAGGTGCAGATGACCCTGCTGATCTTCCGGCTGAAGGCGCTGCGACCGGCCCTGTACCGGGAGCGGTGGAGCGTGGAGCACTCCGGCCCTGACGGTCAGCCCATCAAGGTCGAGACGAACGGCAACGCGCAGCGCGGCATGGATTTGCTCAACCAGTGGGGCGGACGCCTCGCCTCCAAGAACTGAGCAACCTAGCAGCACCCCTCCCCCCTGTGACCAAGCGCCCCCGACCTGAAGCACGCGCGTTCGTCACGATGCGCGAGCGGGTGCTGCGGGCTGCACCAGCCGAACAGGCTCACCTGCGTGCGGCGTTTGCAGGCTCATTCGCCGCATGGTGCGAGGCCACGGCGTGGACCTACCGGGTCAAGGACATCGACCCGGAGACTGGGCGCGAGGTACCGGCACCGCAGATGCACGTCCCCTTCACGCTCTGGCCCTGCCAAGTCGAGGCCAGCGAGGCCATCATCGACGCCATCGGCAAGGGCGAGGACTGCGTGATCCGCAAGAGCCGAGACATGGGCGCTTCGTGGCTTCTCGTGGGCATCGCAGCGTGGGGGTGGCTGTTCCACGGGTGGCAGACCCTGCTGGTCAGCCGCGTCGAGGATCTCGTGGACCGCACCGGCGACCCGGACACGCTGTTCTGGAAGGTGGACTACCTGCTAGCCGCCCAGCCCGAGTGGCTGCTACCGGCGTCACCCAAGGCGCTGGAGAAAGGCGGAGACCTGCGGCAGCACATGATGCTCCGGCATCCCACCAGCGGCGCCACCATCGCAGGGCAGGCGAGCACAGAGCACATCGGGCGCGGTGGACGCCGCACGCTCGTGGTCTTCGATGAGTTCGCAGCCCTCGACCACGCCGACGCGGCATGGCGCAGCGCGGCAGACTGCACGTCGTGCCGCATCGCGAACAGCACGCCCATCGGCGCAGGCACTGAGTACGCCCGCCTCGTCAGCGCCGCCCGGACGCAAGGGGCGCCCCGCCTGATCGAGTTGATGTACTGGCAGCACCCAGACAAGGGGGCCGGGCAGGAAGAGCGCGAGGACGTGGACGGCGCCATCACCGGCATGGCAGGCGCCCGGTACGTCTGGACGCCGTGGTTGCATGACCAGTTGAAGCGCCGCGACCGGATCGACCTGTGCCAGAACGTGTTCGCGGAGTCCATCGGCAGCGGGCAGGCGTTCTTCAGCAGCCACGCCGTCACCCAGCACCGGGAGGACCACGCCAAGGCGCCGGTCAGGGCCGAGTACGGCAAGGGCAAGATGATCCCCAGCCCCAGCGGCAGGTGGCGCATCTACGAGCAACCCAGCCGCGCGGCGGACTACGTTTGCTTCATCGACCCGGCGTATGGCACGGGCGCGGCCAATAGCGCCGTGTGCGTCATGGAGGCTGCGACCCGGACGGTCGTGGCGGAGTTCATCGACCCCAACATCGCCACCTACGATCTGGCGTTGGAGGTCGCTCAGGTGCTCCGGCGGTTCTACAAGGGGCGCGGACCGGCCTTGGTGGGGTGGGAGACGAACGGGCCCGGCGCCGCCTTGCAGCACGACTTTGAACGCGCCGAGTACCGCAACGTGTACCGGCAGAGGCAGGTGGGGACGAGGGCGGAGACGAGGACGATGCGGGTGGGGTGGACCAGCACCAAGCGCACCAAGAGGGCGCTGCTGGGCGGTCTGGCGAGGTCACTGGCGCAGGGCGAGGTGGTGGTGACCAGTGGCGACTGTCTGGACGAGATGCTGGAGTACATCGTGCTGGAGGACGGCAGCATCGAGGCGGGTTCGCGCAGGGACGAGTCGAGTGGCGCCCGGGAATCGCATGGCGACCGTGTGATAGCAGTCGCTGGCGCTCTTATGCTGTGCGACGAGGTGGGCGAGGCATTGGAGCCTCCCCCCGCATACGAGGAGGACACCTTGGGTGCTATCTTGAAACACGAGGAGATCATTCGTGGCGACTAAGCGCAAGCGCGGCCCCAGCCTGTCGGTGGGCCGTGGAGAGAAACTTTCGGTGAAGGCTGGCGGCGGGCTGACGGCAAAGGGACGCGCCAAGTACAACAGGGCGACCGGATCGAAGTTGAAGGCGCCCACGAAGGACAAGAACAACCCTCGACACAAGTCGTTCTGCGCGAGGAGCAAGTCATGGAAGGGTCCGCGAGGCAAGGCGGCGCGTAGAAGGTGGGGTTGCTGAGATGAAGAATTCCTTGGTGGGTAACATCAATCGTCGCAAGAAGTTATGAATCAGCAGGCCCAAGTCGAAGACGACGGTCAGCAAGAAGTCTTACGCCGCCATGAAGCGCGGCTGGAAGAGGAGCAAGTGATGCCGAAGGTCGGAAAGAAGAAGTTCCCCTACACGAAGAAGGGCAAGTCCGCCGCCAAGTCCTACGCCAAGAAGATGGGCAAGCCCGTCAAGAAGATGCGGGGCTATTGATGCCATTCAAGAGCAAGGCTCAGGCGCGGTACATGTTTGCGAACATGCCGAAGACGGCCAAGAAGTGGGCAAAGAAGACCAAGAGCATGAAGGGTCTTCCGGCCCGTGCGAAGAAGAAGAAGAAGGGCAAGAAGAAGGGCGGTAAGAAGTGCTGATCCGCGCAGGAAACAGAATCATTCCCTTGACTTCGATCGCCTATTGCGAGGTTGTCCGAAACGATGAAATCATCATTCACACGCTCACT